GCAATTGCTTTTGCTTTATCCATTATTTTTCTCCTTTTGGTCGGTCGGGCAAATCACCCGAAAACGCGCCATAAGTTGGTCGGCCGTAACCGACAACAAATGACCTTGCTCCCAAAGTTCTTGATTTGACCATGACTTCCCCACCATTGCGCTGATCCCCACCGCCTGATGTATTGCCTTCGATAGTCACAATCTGTTTTTCTGATGCCCGAATGACCAAACCGATGTGATTGATGGTCACCTTGTCATCAATAATAAAATCAAAAAACACAAAATCACCAATCTTTGGTGTTTCGTGCCATTGCTTGTTTTTCTTAAATGCTTCGGCCCCGGCTTTGGTGCTGACCACATTTGGCACCTTCACACCAGCTTGATCCGCGCACCAATTCAGAAATGACCCACACCACGGCAGCTTGTCGGCTTTCATGTGCTTGCCATACTTTGTCTCGTTGTTTCCAGTTTCAGCTGTGCCAACCTCGGCCAAAGCAACCTGAATCAAACGAGGCAATGTGCCTTGCGGAAATGTCACAAACCCAAAGCCTTGAAATCATCAGCAGTCAAACCGAGTGCAGCAAATTTTTCCTCTGCCGTTAATTGCTTGACCGGATTAGGTGCATCTGCATCTTTTTCTAAAAATGCAATTTCAGCGGCCGTTAATGGGATTTCTTTGATTTCGCCCGTTTCGGCATTGTGTTCGATTCTAAACATTATCCACCCCAAACTGTGTAAGTACCTGCGTTAAATGTGTAACCGCTTGCAGTCGCTAAGACCAACGATGAAACGGCTTCGGCTGATGTAATCATTCCGTTGAACGCTGTGGCAATATCAACCGAACCTGCTGCCCCATAAAAACCTTCGGCAATGACTTGAGTAAAACCCGCATTTTTGCAGGATGTAAAAATGTAAAAATAGTTATTAGTGGCATTCGTATAAACTTGATCACCTGGGTCTTGCAATGCAAGAGATGTTGCCGTTGGTTGGTATTGCCGTATTCGGCTGCCACCACTACCAATTGCAAAACCATTCTTGAGATAATTTCCCGTTGTGAGTGAGTTGATTCTAACGCGGATATTGTTATCACCTGTTCCCCATGTTACGCCAGTCATTTGAAGAATAATTGTGTCATATGCGCTGAGTGATGAGATTGTTACTGATGTTCCGGTCATTGAACCAGTTGCAATTTGTGACAATGTTAATGCACTACCGCTTGGTGTAGCCCATTTCATACCAGTTGCCTGCGCACTATCAGCGGTCAAAACTTGATTATTTGTGCCTATTGCTAATCGGCTAAAAGTATCAGCAGCAGTTCCAGCGATTAAATCGCCTTTTGCATCAATAGCTGTTGCCATCGAGTTTGTGACTGTTACATCACCCGATGTGCCACCGCCTGAGATACCTGTGCCAGCTGTTACACCTGTGATGTCACCCGGATTAGGCGTTGTCCATGTAAAATCCATGTCGGCATTAGTTGTTTTTGAAAGAATTTGGCCTGTTGTTCCACCTAATAAATCAGCCATTGATGTGGCAACAGCTTGCCCAAAGACTTCAAAGTCAGCAGGTAAATCTGTTACCAAATCCGTTGCCGTAGGCATTTGCCACGAAAACGGGGTTGTTGGATTACTCATGTTTTCTCCTTACGCTACGACTAACGCATCAGCCCAATTTAGGCTTCCGCTAATTGTGTTCCATTGTTCTGCAATTGCAACATCCTGCCATTGCATGGCTTGCAATGAAAATGACAATGGCGAAAGGATAGCCGTGACAGAAACGCTGTTGTAAGAGGCACGCCATGACCAGCCTTCAACAAATCCAAGATATGTGCCGGAGGCCATGTTGAGCGGCAAATTGGTAATGCGCAAAGGCAAGCCCATAAAAATGCCAATTAAGGCATCGCGGTCAGCATCATCAATTTCTGAGTTTGTCAGCTCAAATGTAATTTGATTAAAATTAGCCTGTGGGTAGGCTCTAAGAGTTAGATAAAAAGCGGCTTGATCCTCAGCATCATTTTGGTGTTTGACTGTTGTTGTGATGATTTGAGCTAATTTGCCATAAGCCAAAATGGAATCTGCATCGCTGTCTGTAACCTCTGAGTTTGAGTTGGTGCCATATTTGAGCACAATCTCGTTTCGAATGTCACCAGCTCTAGTTTGCACGAATAATGAATTAGCTAGTGCCTGAGCTGCTGACACATCGGTGTAGCCATTAGTGGCCAAATAGATTGAGCGATGGTCTGCCGAGGCATAAGAGATTTGGCCTTGAGCGTTTTCGTAGATATAGCCCAATCCTGATGTTGCCAGAGCTGAAACCAATGAATAAACATCAATAGTTGATGATGATCTTTGTGCCAATTCATAGCTGCCCGGTGTGTCAATTTCGCCTAATCCCGTGTTTTCTGCATCCTGCCATTGAGTTGTTGGGTCATAGGCAGCCCATGTCAAAGCTGCTGGCACTTCATTCCAAGAGTTGATAAGCAAATCTGTAAGAATGGTCAGAATCTGATCCCCATCAAAATCCTGTGACAAAACGCCATTAGTCAAAGCTTTTGGCAATCTAGCCAAAGCTCCCACAGCTGTAATTTTGACCGATTGGTTGATTCCGACAACACCGGATGCGGCTATGCCAATGCCTAAATCAACGACTGTGCCGCCAAAGATTGGCACAAATGTAGCTGTGGAATCTTGCAATTCAATGGTCACGGAATCATTGATTTCAATGTCAATGTTGGATTGATCTAGATTGATTAGCTCAAGGCTTACATATCCGGCATTTGCTTGTTCATAAATGTTTGTGCGACCTGATGTGGTCGAAAGGTTGGCCAACACATAATTTGTGTATTGAATACCTGCAATTTTAACGCGCCAAACAGGATTAAAAAGTGTCATAAAAACACCAGATTATTGGCTCCGTTTGTACCTCTAAATGATGAATTGTTTAAAGCGTTTGTAGTTGCTCGGCTAAATGCCTCCTCATCAATAATTGATGGAGCATTGACATTTATTGTGACTGTTGGTTGCGCTGATGCGGCCATAATGCCTGCCAGCGTGTTTGTATTTACCCCGGATGTGCCAAACCTGAATGGTTGGTTTGAAGCCGCCATAACACCTGCAAGAGTGGTCGTGCCACTTGTAAAAGTATCAAACGCACCAGCAACATCATCTATCACTTTTGTCACTTTTTTGGTCACGGCGGCTATACCGCTTGTGCTGGCTCCTGATGTTCCACCGCCAAGCGTTCCACCTCCGGTAACGCCTCCGGTAACACCTCCGGTAACGCCTCCAGTAACGCCTCCACCAGTTGATCCTTTACCGCCTGAAATTGCACCCGGCGCGCCTCCTATTGCAAAACCGCCACTAGAACCACCAATACCAATTTTAGAAATAGGTGAAATGTCTGCGCCCGGCTTTAGCAAATTAAAACCTCGAATTGCAATGTTTATTAAATCAATTGCTGTATTGACTAATCCTCGCAAAGCTCCTACGACATTTGCCATAATGTTTAAAACAACACTTGCAATGTCACCAATAATGCTAAAAGCTTTACCAATTACAGTTCCAATAATCGGTGCGGCAGCCTTAATTACATCAAAGAAAGCTTGGAATTCATCCTTGTTTTCAATAACTGTGGCTTTTATTTTATCAAAAGCTGATTTAAAACCTTCAAAAATAGGTTGCACAAAGCTTTTTATTCCATCCGCCAAAGTGTGCAATGTGCCGCTCATACCATCCGCATTTGAACCAAAAGCATCTGCTACTTGTTGGACAATGGGAATAACCTTTTCTGAAAACAAAGTTGCCAATTCTAAAACAACGGGCAAAAGTGCCGTTCCAATAGTGACTTTGGCGTTTTCTAATTGAGCTGTAAGAATGCGTGTTTTGTTGGCTAGGCCATCGCTGGTGCGCTCAAAATCGCCTTGTGCAGCTGATGTTTGCTTGTAAATAAGAGCTTGTGCCGCTAAAACCTTTTGTTGTGGTGTCAATGCGTTTTTGGTTGTGCTGACAATTCCCAATTCCAAAGCGGCTTGGCGCAAGGATGCATCATCAAGCAAAACGCCGTATGCACGCAATGGTTCGGCTTCACCGCGTAATGCTGAGCCAATTGCATTGATTGCTTGCTCGGGTGATGTGTTATTAAATGAAGCAAGATCGGAAGCTAATTGAACAAAACCTGTTGAAAAACCTGATAAATCTTTGCCGCTCAATCCGGCAGCTCGACCAAATGTGGCAAATGTTGCAGCTGCATCCAACGCTTGTTGCTTGGTCTGGCCTAAAGATGATGCTGCACTATCCGCAAATTTTTCAATGTCTTTGGCTGTGTCACCAAATAAAACATTAACCTTTGAAATTGTTTCACTTAAATCGCTGGCAGCTTTGACAGCATCAACGCCAATTTTGATGGCCATTGCTCCAGCGGCAGCGGCCACAGCGGCAAATGCCAAAGCCGCCTTTTTGCTAAAATCGCCAACCTTAGTGCCAAATGAATCAACCTCGGTTGTTGCGCCTTTAACGCCTTTTTTTAACGAATCTAAATCAGCATCAAAGGTTACTGTGACTTTTGGAATTTTTGCCATTAATCTAGTCCGTTCGCTCTGATAAGTGTTTGAACCATTGCAATATATTCTTTTGCAACAACGGGCGTGTAAAAATCAACAGCTGGTGTTATCCAATAACCGCTTGGATTTGCTGGAGCCTTAAATCTGTTTGTGTATCTTCTACCAGCTCTATCAATGCCGGGATGGGAGCCATATTCTGATCCCCATAAAAGCGTTCCAGCGGCAGCTCTTGATTGATTTGTGCGCTTGCCACCTTTGCCTGTTTTGCCGCCGTATTTACGGCCGACTTGCTTTGTGCCACCAATATCAACACGAATTAACCGGTCGCGTGGTGTGGTGATTGAATCCATAACCAATTTTGCTTGTGGTGTTGGAGATACAAGGCCAAATTGCATAAGTTGCCCGGCAAGCCTCTTTGACATAGTTTGAGCTTCGGTTCTTACTTGATCTTGAACTTCTTTTGGCAATGCAGACAAAAGCCTAAATAGATTTTTCAATTCTAAAGGCTCTACAGTAAAAGAAAAGGTGCCGGTGTCTCTAGATGATTTAGTTGCCATTGCGCCTCCTCAAAATGTCATACACAGTAAAAACATCTTCCGCTGTTTGAAACTCTGATCGTGACAATCCTGTTTCGATGGCCAATTCCCAAATAATCCGGTTTATTGTTCCCGGCTCGTAACTTTTGGGTGTTCGGTTTCTCCAATGCTGATGTCAATCACAGTTTCGCACCACACCTCAAATGGCTTAACAGTTTTACCGGCTGCCTCGCGCTTCATTGAGTGATACGCCAAAAACATTAAATCCGCAATTCCCAATTTCTCGGCTATTTGCTGAATTGTGTTTCCAGTTTTTTGTTCCCATTTCATGAATTCTGGTGGGAGAACAAGATAGGTTTCGTTCTCCCCCGTTACGAATTCAATTGTGACTTGTAGTTTCATGCTCCCGATCTCCTTTTTATAGTGTTGGTGTAGTTACACAGGTGAATGCTAGTGAAACAGTCTGTGCATCTGGTGCTGTGCCTCCAGCTGATGGGAAAATTGGCTGGACATCAAAGTTGAACACCGATCCTGATGCAGCTGTAAAGACAACCGCCAATGGTGTGTTTGGTGCTGTGTCTGCCGCTGTCCAAAGTGCGTTGCACAATGATCCACCAGCTGGCCAGTCGGCAAGCATTTCAACAGCAAATGATCCTTGCGAATCCGTGGTGAAATAAGCTTTTCCATCGAGTGTTTGATATGTATTGATTGTTGAATCAATAGTTAAGATTGCGGATGTGGCCTGTGCATCATAAGTATCACCAGCAATGGTGAAAGTGATGTCTCTGCCGGTGACGATTGTTGTTGGCATGATTTCTCCTTAGTTGGTGTAATAGGTGCTGACTTGTAAATCGGCTATCAGGTATTTACCTGCACCGACTTCCAATGATTGAGGTTGATTCACATCGCCGACTTCATATCCATCGGGCATTGTGCTGATGATGTCAATCATCAATTGTTCTAGATTGTCCAAAGCCGCTGCGTTGTTCATATAAGCAACAACACCGGTTACAGTCAAATTGATTTTAACTTTAGTTGTTGCGCCATTGATTAAAACGCTTTCCAGATACGGCGTTCCCGGGATTAAAACGATGCTTGGGCTTGTCATTGTCTCCGGAATGCCATTATAGACATTGGCAGCAATTGTGGAAAGTGTTGTTTGCAATGGTGTTCTGATGTCAGCTTCAATTGTCATTGGCACATTGCCTCAACATCCAAAAATGGCCCAAGCAACCCAACGACTCTATTTGTAAGGCTTCGGCCTAAAATAAATGGTTGCGGCTGGAATGTGTCTGACATGATTTGATTGCCGGGAGCTGTAATGCTCTGGAAAATCTCAACCGAAACAACCAAAATCGCGTTTTCAATAGGCGGTGTGCTGGCATAAAGTTGCGCGGCTGATGCACCGGATAAAGTAGCCAATGCGCTTGGAATAAATGGCAATGGGTATGTGCGATCAGCCGCGGCTGTCGCAGCTGTAAATGTATAAGGCTCAATACGATCATCGGTGACTGTGTAAGTGCCATTGTATGTTCCGGCCCCGGTAACAATGACAGACTGCCCCGGCACAAAATAATTTGGCCGAATTGTAGTGAAATAAATGACGGAATCACTCACATTGGCAAATGTCACCGATGATTGGTATTGCGTAAGTAAAGGCAAAATCGTTTGCTCGGCTGAATCAATAAATGAATCAAGTTGTGCGTCAGAATATAAAGAAACCGAGACACCAAGAATGGATCGTAGCTGTGAGGCTGTGACTATTGCTGGCATCTCGGTTCCTTTCGTGTCAGTAGCGTTCGGGAGCGACCGCTACCGATTTTGATTTTTTAGTTATCAGGTCTGGTTCCAGCATGCGCCAAATGGAATCTTTGGAGCAATTGCTGCATAGCCATAGTAAAGAATATCAATGGTTCCATCGCTCTGAATTGCTGTGCGCAATGTAAAGCGTGGTGACTCATACCATGTCCAAGCATCTGGATTAACAACTACCATTGAGAAATCTCCGGTTGATGTTGTTGGGCCAGCGTTACCGATTGAGCGAGAAACAAAAAGATTAAGACCCGGTGAAACTACACCGCGCAATGAATCGCCTCTCACATTACCGGCTGCATTTGATGGTTGCGCTGCGTTGTATAGCGGTGCGCCATTATCGTTATAGCCCATAATGTTCGTCCATTGTCCCGGACTCACAACGATGTTACGAGCAAATCCAAGTGATGATGAATAAACAGCACCAGCAGCTTGAGATGTGTAAGCCAAGAATCCTGTTGATGAGTTTGCATTCACACCAGTTTGCTGACCTGCACCAGCAATTGTGCCAACGGCAAATTCATCAGTTACTTTTGCATAAGCAAATTCAAGATTCTGCAAAAGAGCCGTTAGATATTCTGGTCGGCTGCGATCGATGAGCTCTACTGTGGAAATCGCACGGCCTTTGAAGGATTGTACGGGTACGCTCAAAAATGTTGCTGATAGTGATGATTCTGTAACAGCTGCATTTTCTGCAACATTTGCCACAGTAGGCACAGCAGTAACGCGAGGAATTTCAAATGTCATTCCTTCGCCAACAAGAGTTTCACGGCTTAGCGCATCAATCATTCCGCGATCAGCGTTAGCCAATGCATTAACAACCTGTGTGCTTTGAGGCGTTGGCACCATTCCTGGAGCTGTGCCAGTCGTATTATCGGCGGCCTTGATGTATTGGCGTGAATCTTCATCATGAAGAATTGTTGCCTTTAAATAGTGCTCAAGGTATGAAACCTTTGACACAATTGGTGATCGTGGAGCTGTGTAATAGGCAGGTCGTGATGCCTGAACAGCCTCAGCTGGAGCCTCTACCGGTTCAACGGCAGGAGCGGTGTTTTCGGTAGTGTTATCCACTTTGTCTCCTTCATTTGGGTTTGATGTCTCTGCAACTATTTCAGTTTCAGAATCTTCTGATGCTGCTACTTCTGAAACGCGTGCAGATCGCACGGCTGGTTCAGTAACTAGTGCAACGCCTTTGAGCTGGCCATTCAAAACTTTCATTGTGCCATCTTTTTGCATTTCATAATTATCAACAGCCAATTCAATGCTAAATCCATCGCGTAAGCCTTCCATTGCCTCTGTAAGCGCATCGGTGCCGGCTGTGGTGTTAGCAATCTTGAAAGTCGCTGTCATTTCTTTATCATTCACACTCATAGCAATGCTCTTTCCAATTCGGCGTGTGTTGTCATGCTCAAGGTTTAAAAAAACATCTTGAGGCACAATTGATCCACGGGCAAAAGTGACTTTGCCTGTGCTGGCATTTGCTTGTTCATTGAATGCAACTATGCGACCGGTAATTGTTCTTGAGTCCGAATCAGCTGCCGTAATTTCCATTGGTGTTGTTAGCTTCATGAGATCATATCCTCCATCTGTCTAATTTCATCGGTAGTGATTGCTCCGATGTCGAACAAAATCTTGTAAATTTCTGCACGCTCTTTTTCTGATCCGCGCAAGTACGCCTTCAAATCAAATTCAACGCGCTGTGTTGATGGCGTGAAATCTGGCATTGAAAGCCGGCTGGTCAAGCTGTTCATCAACGGGAGCAACGAGAAATCCAAAAGAGTTTGACGCGCCGTTTGGGCGTTTTGATAGGTCATGGATGATCCAGTCGGCGCATCAATAAAGTAAGCCGGAATGCCAACGGCACGGGCTAATTCTGTGGCAATTATTTCGCGTGCTGCGTTTAGGCCAATTTGCTCCGGTGTGAAGCCAACAGTTTCCATTGTGATGTCCGCATTGAGGAATGCCGTTCCGCGATTTCTTCTTGCTGCCCCCCAAGCATC